TCAATATTCAAAAACATCTAGTAAATTTCAACAAGCATTTCCTAAGGTTGTTAAGATAATGAAGAGCGGATTACATAGAGATGAGATATCTATTCAGTTTCGTATTTTCAGAAAGACAGAAGATTTGTATAAATATTGGGAAAAAAGAATTGGTATGGATTTTGATGATGATATGGAAGTTTGGGAAGGGTTTGATCCAATAGTAGAAACTTTGAATTTAGATAAACTTAAAAAAGAAATATATGAACATGCATGAGTTACTAGAAACTTACCCAACAGCAGGTAAAATTATACTAGATTACTATAAGATAGTAATGAAGAATAGTGTAAATATTTCACCAGAGATGGAGGAATTTTTAACAGATGAAATTATTACAAAAGCGATAACTGACACTCTTGATCAGAATCCTAGAGCTTTATTAGATTTATTAGATGATAATAATATATATGCTACTGTTCTTATAGATTATTCTAATGAGTATCCAGTTTTTAAAGTAGAAATAGATGGGTCTGTAAGTGAATCTATATTTGAAAATAGAAAAGATGCAGAGCATCATTTATTAGATAATGCAGTACAATTATTAAATAATAAATAAAATTAATGTTAATTTTGATTGTGAAAAGTGATGAATATAGCCTAGATGTTTTACGTCTAGGCTATTTATTTTTATACGTTCACTTGATTGAATAAGTTTATTTAATTATATTTATATTCACATTTAAAAACAAAATAATGGCAAAAAAACAAGAAGCAAAATTATCTTTAGAAGAAGCTATGGATAGTTTGAATAAGAAATATGGTAAAGGTACTGTGTTATCTCTTAATCAAAAATCATATGAGAATTATGATTTGATTTCTACAGGTTCTTTAGCTATTGATTACATTGCTCTGGGTGTAGGAGGATTTGTTAAAGGTAAAATGTATGAGATCAGAGGTTGGGAAGGATGTTCTAAATCAACTTTGTGTGGTCATGCTACTGCTAACTGTCAAAAAAATGGTGGTAAGGTTTTGTATATAGATAGTGAATATGCTGTAGACAAGAACTATTTTAGAGCGTTAGGTGTAGATGTTGATGATTTAATATTTTGTCAACCACAGTCAGGTGATGAAGGTTTTCAAATTGCTCAGGATTTAATTAAAACTGGAGCAATTGATTTAGTTATCATTGATTCAGATAATGGTTTGCTTCCTAAATCAGTAATTGATGGTGAGATGGGAGATTCTTCAATTGGTAAAAAAGCTCGTTTGAACTCTGGAGCATATCCTAAACTAAAATCTTTAATTGCTGAGAACAATACTTGTATGATTATTATTTCTCAGTATAGAGAAAAGATAGGGGTGATGTTTGGTGATCCTAGAACAACACAAGGTGGTCACGTATTAAAATATACTGCTGATGTTATACTAGAGATGAGTAGAACTTTAGCAAAAGAAGGTACAGATGTTTACGGTAATGAAACAAAGATTAAAAGTCTAAAAAATAAAATGGCTCCTCCTTATAGAGTTGCTGAGTTTTTAGTAAAATTTGGTAAAGGTATTGATAAGATTAGTGAGCTTATATCTTTTGGTAATGACTTTAAATTATTAAAGAAATACGGAAAAACTATCACTTATAAAGAAAACAAATATTCATTAGAAGAATTTGAAACTTTGTTAGAAGATAATCCTGAATTCTTTGATCAAATAAGAACTGAAGTGATTGAGTTAATCAATAATCCAGAAACTGAATTTAAAATAGAGCCTGAAGCAGATGATATTTAATAATAATCTTTATTTTAAAAAAGATGGGTATGTATTTAATTTTCAATTAAGTTCTAATAATTCAAAAACAGGGAATGTCATACAACAGTATGTATTCCCTGTTGATTGGATAACATTGAATAAGAGTATTTCTGAATTAGATGATTCACCAATTTGTTTTGATTGCGTTTATTCACAGTCTAAAACAAAATCATGTTATGTAAGAAAAGGTTTTTCTAATGTGGGATTAATTAGTAAGATAAGATCATTAAGAAAATTAACTATTGACAAAATTCCTGAATTTAATGATAAAGTTAAATCAGTTCTATTAGCATTAGTTGAGAATAATGGAATTAGATTTGGTACTTACGGAGAACCAATCTTATTAGGTGAAGAACTTGTTGAAGATATATCTAAAGTGGCTAAGTTTTGGACAGGATATACACATCAGTACGCTAAGTATCCTTGGAGCAATAAATATTTTATGGCTTCTGTTGAGAGTGAGAGAGAATACAAGAGAGCTAAAGATTTGAATTTTAGAGCCTTTTTTGTTACTAGTAGTATGAATACTTCAAATGAGTTTATTCATTGCCCAGCATCAAAAGAAATGGGTAAAAAACTTACATGTGATGTATGTAAACTTTGCATGGGAAATAGTATTAAAGGAAAAAGTATAAAAATATTAAAACACTAATTCATGGTAGTCAAATTTAAAAAATTACACGTTGATGCAATCTCTCCTAAGTTTGCACATAAAACAGATGCAGGTGCTGATTTGACCGCAACTTCTGTTGATTTATCAAGACCTGAACAAGTAATATATGGTACAGGACTAGCAGTTGAAATTCCAGAAGGTATGGTGGGATTAATCTTTCCTAGAAGCTCTATAAGAAATAAAGATTTAATACTGAGTAATTCAGTAGGAGTTATTGATTCAGGATTTACTGGAGAAATTATGGCTACATTTATTATTACCAATACTTACTCAAATGATATTTATAGTATAGGTGATCGTATTGCTCAATTGGTAATTGTACCTATACCATTAATTAAATATATAGAAGTAGAACAATTATCAGAAACAGAAAGAAATACAAAAGCATATGGATCAAGTGGAAACTAAAGAGATGATAAATCATCCTTCTCATTACAGAGGAAACAAATTAGAAGTTATAGATATTATTGAAGATTATAATTTAGGATTTGCTTTAGCTAATGCAGTTAAGTATATACTTAGAGCAGATAAGAAAGAAAATAAAAAACAAGATTTAATGAAGGCTTTATGGTATATAGAAAGAGAGATAAATAAAATATGAAGCAGTGTGATGTAGAAGGTTGCAATAATAGAGTTTGGTCTAAGGGAATGTGTAAAAATCACATTCCCAAAAAGCCAATAAGTAAGATAACAAATTCTGTGAAAACTCAACAGAATAAAATAGATAAAAAAGTCAATACAATAGCAACTCATAATTTCTTTTTAGAGATATGGAAAGAAAGAAAGCATTGTAGTGAAGTTAGTGGTACATATCTAGGAAATGAAGCAATGAGTACATACTTTCATCACGTATTACCTAAAAGTAAATATCCAGAAGCTTGCCTAGATAAAGAAAATATTATACTTTTGACACTAGATGAGCATACAGATGTTGAAAATGATATGTACAGATATGAAAAAATTAATGAAAGACGTAATCAATTAAATCTTAAATACAATTTATGAAAGTAGAGAACAAAGAAAAAAGAACTCTTAAGACAGAGCCTAAATTAAAAGTAGATTTAAATGATGAACAGAAAGAATTTGTGAAGTTGTTTCATGAATACGATGTATGTTTTTTACATGGAGATTTTGGTTCAGGAAAATCATTAGCTGCAGTACATACAGCATTGATTTCTTTTAGGAAAAAGCAATTTAATAATATTTGGATTACTAGACCAATGTTACCTAACAAATTAGGAGCATTACCTGGAGAACTAGAAGAAAAACTTGCTCCTTGGGTATTTCCTATAATTCAAAATTTAGAAGTGTGTCAAGGTAAAGAACTAACAGAAAAAATGCAAAAAGAAGGGATGATAAAAATTATGCCTGTAGAAGTTGCAAAAGGTTGTACATTTATAAATTCAGTTGTCATAGTTGATGAGTATCAAGATATGGATTACAATGACTTTAGAACAATTATAACTAGATTAGGAAAGGAAAGTAAAATGATATTTTGTGGATCTAAACAACAAATTGATAAAAAATTAGGTAAAAATAGTTGTATATATAGTACAATGAAACTTGAAGAATCAGGACTAGTTGGGTATAAAACACTAAAGTCTAATCATAGAAATCCAATATTAACAACTATTATTGATTTTTTAGAAAAAAATGCCTAAGAAAAAAACTAAAGAAGAATTTGTAGAGACTAGTATAAAACTACATGGTAATAAATATAATTACTCAAAAGTATTATATTTAAACAATAAAACAAAAGTAGAAATTGTATGTAAAAGACATGGTAGTTTTTATCAAACGCCTAATGATCATATAGGAAACCATGGTTGTAGAATATGTTCTGAAGAAGATAAGTTTAATTATAACATGAAAGATTCTTTATTAGATGAAAATAAAAATAAACCCATAGATTTATATATTATAAATTTATATTCAGATGATGAATCTTTTATTAAAGTAGGAATATCTAAAGAAGTACACAATAGGCATAAAAATATTAAAACAAAAAGTAAATATAATGTTTCATCTTTATTAATATTTCCTTGCACAGTTGAAGAAGGTACAATTATAGAAAGAGATATATTAATAAAGTTAAGAGAAAAATTTAAATATATTCCAATGGTAAAATTTCCTGGATATAAAGAATGTTTATCTTTAAATGCTAAATATAAAATTTTAAATAAAATTAAAAAAATATTAAATGATGATTATCATAGATCAGATTTAGTAGGAAAAATTTTAGACCACGAATATAATAACTAAAGTTATGGACAAAAGAACACTAATTAGAATTACAATTATTTGTGCATTATTAACACAAATAAATCATGCTGCTCATGTATTTTATATTTTATCATCTCCTGGAACTTATTCATTAATAATGAGCTGGGTATTTGCTGTAAGTTTAGAAGCAAGTGTATATTTATTTACTATGTATGGTAAAAAGAATACAGCTATATTTTTTGGTATAGTTTCTTGGAGTGTCAATATTTTAAACTATTGGTTTGAAGCAGGATTTACACAACAGTTTGTAGCAATGAACATAATTAGTCCTATTATACCTATAACAATATATTTTTATTCTGAGTTAATTCAAAAAGAAAGAAAAACAAATAAACCAATAATAAAATGACAAACTTTAAATCATTACGTGGCAATAGAATATTGCTAGATCTTCCTAAGAAAGAAGAAGGTAAACTAATTGTCGATGATAACACAAAAGAAGCTCTTGAAAGAGAAATGTTAGCAAAGTATCAAAATCTCACAGTACATGCAGTGGGTGATGCTATTACAGACATTAATGTAGGAGATGAGATTTTAGTGGATCCAGCAGCTTTATCTAAAGCTTTTGTTATTCCTATGGGAGAAGATAATAAATTATTAATTTCAATATTTGATGTAATCCTTATTTGGTAGATGTTAACAAATAATTGTATCATACCTTCATTAGGAGGAAGATTAGGTAATAATTTATTTATGATAGCACATGCTTATGCTAGAGCTTTAGATGAAAATAGACAACTTATAGTTCCTGCTAAACAAGTAGGACATATGGCTGATTTTAAAAATAATATATTTAGAAAATTAGACTTATATATAGATTATCCTAGTGATGTCAATAATCATGATGTAACTATATATGATGGATACTTTCAAAGCAATTCTTATTTTGAAAAATATAGCGAAGCAGTTAAATCATTATTTTCTCCTCCAAAAGAATTTATAGATACAATACGTACAAAGATTCCTGTCATCTTTAATACAGAGATGACAGTAATCCATGTTAGAAGAGGTGATTATTTAGATTTACCAAATTACCATCCTACAGTTACATCTGAGTACATATTTAAAGCACTTAAATTGTTACCTTCAAAACAATATTTAATTGCTAGTGATGATATTAAATGGTGTAAGGAAAATTTAAATATACCTAATGCAATTTATTTAGAAGAATGGAAAATAGAAGAACAATTATGGATAATATCTATGTGTCATTATTTTGTTATATCTAATTCATCATTTAGTTGGTGGGCAGCTTATTTATCAAGATATTCTAATAAGATTGTTATTGCACCAGAAACATGGTTTGGACCAGAGGGTCCTTCTGAATGGATGAACATATATTGTAAAGATTGGATTATATTACCAACCTACTTTGATAACGGCTTAATTAAACCAAAATGATATCAGTATTAACTCTTACATATAAAAGACACCATCTGTTAGAAGAAGCAGTGCAATCATTTCTTGCACAAGAATTTCCACCAGAATGCGAAATGGTTATAATAAATGATAATCTTAGTGTTGATTATATATATGATCATCCTAAAATAAGAATTATAAATCATAAAGAAAGATTTATTTCTATAGCTGCTAAACTTAAATGGGGATTTGAAAAATGTAAATATGAATATATATACAGATTAGATGATGATGATTTATTGACACCTTGGGCATTACAAAATGTAGAAAAAGATATAAATAGTAATCCTGGAAATGATGTTTATAGAAGTGAAGGAATGTATTTTTTTGTTAATAATATATATGAAAAAGAAAATTCTAATATAAACAATGGAAACATTTATACTAAAACATATTTAAGTAGAATTATATGGCCAAATACAAGTGTTGGAGAAGATGCAGATATAACATTTCATCATGATGCAAAAATATATGAATCAAAACTTAAACATACAATGTGTTATCGTTGGGGAATGTCTACATTTCATATATCTGGAATGGGTAATCAACCAAATGAAATAATACTTAATCAAGCGGATCTAGTTTTAGATAATATATCTGGAGAAGTTAAATTAAATCCTCATTTTGATAATGATTATTATTCACAAATTTTATAAAGAAAAAGGGCTCCCAAAAGGAGCCTTTTTACATTTTCAAATTAATCACAAAAAACTCAAAACAATGAAATTATTTACTAAGTCTCTTTTGCTTCATTGGAAGCATTGAACTTTTAAGTCTTGAAGGTGTATCAGCCTCTTTCATAAAGTTACCTTTAGGGTTAGGGTTATTCACCTTAGGAGCCATCTTAGGCTTACCTGATTTTTTAGCTTTACCTGATGTCATATTATTTACAACCACCTCCACACTTTTTCATAGAACCACCTTTCTTTATCATAGGGCTATCCATAGTAGAACTTGCCATCATAGGACTTTTTTTCATACTTGTACCCATTGCAGCTTTCTTCATACCTGTAGGTTTCATAGAAGCAGCTTTGCCACCATACTGCATCATTTTTTTAGGAGACTTACCATCTTCCTTCATAGCAATTGCTGTAGCAGCTTGTTTTTTCATAGCTCCAGCCATTTTTTTAGGAGCAGTTTTAGTCATCATCTTTTTCATATTATTTATTATTTAATCATTTTACCACCATTTTTTTGATATCCCATCTTATTTCTTACAGGTTTAGGAAGTTTCTTCAAACCTTTCTGATCAGCAGAAGGCTTCTTTAAAGATCCACCCATTTCCATCATAGAATTCTTCATCATAGATCCGTTAGGCATTTTATGCATAGCTGTACCATTTTTAGCTTTACCTTTATTAGCACCAGCAATCTTATCAGCAAACGTAGCTTTATTGTAAGGAGGTGCAAGTTTAGCAAATGAAGAATTGTCTTCATCTTTTTTCATTGTCCCACCCATTTTCATTTTACCAATAGTACGTTCTTGTACTTTAGTATAGGCTCCTTTAGGATCTACAGGTCCCATTTTCTTTTTGTTCTGAGGAGAAACACCAGCAGATACATTCTTTGCTTTAGACATTGTTGCCATTTTATTATTTCTTTTTAGTTTCAGATTTAATTTTCTTTTCTTGCTTAATCATTTGAGGTGTAGGTTTTTTACCTGACCCTTTGTTAGCACGAATGTTGTTCCAAAGGGAGTTTTCAACTCCTAATTTATTTACTTTCTTTTTCATATATTAACATGTTTCCAGGTTTTACCTCGTTTAATGTCTTTAACTATATATAAACTAACTTTTAATTCATTAGATATATTAACAGAACTTACACATTCTTTTAACAAAATCTTAATTTTTATAACTTTGGACTCATCTATTTTTGCTCCTTTATGATTAGATCCGTGTTTCCAATTCTCAGATAGCTTCTCAAGATGATGTTTTCTATATTCGACATCATCCCAATTTTTCTTTTGAATAATAGATCTTTCAAGTTTTACTTCTTGTGATCTCTTTATACCTAAATTACTTCCTGCAATCTTAGCAATATTATACTGAGGATATGAATTAGAAATAAACCATTGTTCTAGTCTAATTACATACTCCATAGGACATCTTGCAATTATTTGAAACTTGAAATTATCTTCACCATATTTATTAACTGCTCTGTTTAATCTTACACAAGTCTTTCTTTGATTTCTCATATCATTGAGATGAGTATAATATCGCTTGTATAAATTTGTTGAACTACCTATGTAGAACTCACCATTTATAAGATTAGTAATTTTGTAAATAACTCCATGTTTAGAGTTTTTACGAAAGTATTTATTTTTATCAGAAGAAGTAATATCTAATATCATATCAACATTTCCATTTTTTTCTTGCTAATCTTAATCTACTATTAGGATCATTTGCAGCTTTAGGGAACATTTTCATTTGCCCTGCACTTCTAGCACAATATGATTTTTTTCTAGGACCTCCATTAGGTTGAGGAGGTTTTATATTATGTCCTTCTGCTTTTAAAGAAGCTCTACCTTTAGCATTAAGTCCACCCGTCGGACTTTGTCCTTCCTTACGAGTCCAAGCACCATTCTTAGCTTTTTTAATTATAGGTTTATTTGCCATTATTTCTTTACACAATTATTAACAGTTTTACCACCTTTCTTCTTTGTTCCTTTCTTAACATATCCAGTCCAACAGCTTATCTTACCACCATTCTTTAGAGATGATCCATTCTTTTTAATTAAAGATCCATTAGGTACTGGTGTTATTTTTGCCATTTTATTTACCTTTACGGGCACTACCCATAGCTTTAAAAGTTTTTGCTAATGCTTTACGTTTAGGAGTACAAGTAGCTTTAGTCATAGGAGTACAAAATCCTTTATGTTTAGGATTTACTGCTTTCTGAATCCAATTCTTGTCCTTTGCCATTTCTATTAAATGTAATATTTGATTTAACTCTTATTTGACGATTAGTAAATTGCCAAAGTTCTCCAGTGGCATTTATTATTATTGTATAAACTGTATCAGATTCATATCCATAATCTATTAAATACCATACAGTACCATCTCCTTTAGGCGTAGTTACTTCAATTCTATTTGTTGGTTCGTAGATCATATTTTAAAAAAAAGACCTAGGAGCAGATCTTACGGGATGCAACCTAGGTACAGTTAAGAATACTTCTTTAAGAGGCTTGTTGTACACCAAGTTACTCATCCTCAGCGTGCAGATCTTACGAGATGCAGGAGAAGTATATTACTCTTCGGAAGCTTCTACAACATCACCGTTCTCTACGGCTTTTGCTAATACACCTTCCATAATCTGACTAGCTTTATCAGCTAACAATACACGTTGTGCTTCTTCTGTTGATAAAATAGCACGTAATGAGTTCAATAAAATTCCAAAATCATTTCCTGATAATGAGAATTCTGAATCTAATTTCCAAGTATATTTTTTACTTGGATCAAATGTTGGTACTTCTTGAACTTGCGGTTCTTCGTTTTTTAGAATCTTCATGTTTATACTTTTTTTGGTTTGCGTAAATATATAATGAAATATTGAAAATTACAATTTTATTTTAAACTTTTCCATGCACTTTTTCCAAACCATCTTATCATTAAATACATAATGTAATGTCTAGTTTTACTTTTTGGATCACTAGTGTTTGCAATTCTTAAAAATTCATCATCGGCAAACTTTCTTGCTATATTTTCACCTAATTCATTTTGTTTGTATTGAGTATCATATAAATAATCATGTACTAGAGATGCTCTATTGTATTTACCAATAGGAGGAAATAAAGACCAAAGAATAGGAGGTATACTAGCAAAATCTGTTATATATCCTGCAGGAATACATATTTTATTTCCATCTGAAAGTTGCATATATAAAGGTATAAACAATTCCCACCAATCTGGTTTATCATCTATACCTTCTCTATATGTAACTACTATTTTATCCATTGATTACAGCAGGTTCTATAACAGGTTCTTCTACTGGGACTACTATAGGTTCTTCAGTTATGGGTTCAATTACTGGATCTATAATAGGCTCTACTATTGGTGTTTCTACAATAGGGTCAGTAACTACTGGTTCAACTACTGGCTCTTCAGGAACTTCTACAATTGGAGATTGTCCTTCTTGTTCTTCTATAGGTAACATTGTGTATCCGTAAAAACTAACAAGTCCTGAAATAGCTTGATATTTTTGTTCTTTTGTTCCTGCTAATAATGCAGCAAAAGTTTGATCAAGTGTTACTTTTACTTCTTCTTCTGGAATTCCTTGAGAAACTAAAAAAGTGTAGAACTCATCTGAAGAAGCATTAATAACATCTCTTCTCTCACCAGTTTCTGTTACAAATTCTATATAGAATTGAAAGCTAGTTATAGGACTTACTGTAACAGGAAATTCATTAATGAATTTAGCATTGATTCCTACAATGTTAATTGTTTTCCCAGTTGGGCTAACAAATGGTTTTGGTTGTACTTTTATCATTTTCTTTTATTATGTTTTTAAAATTATTATTATAATTGAACCCAAGCACTTCCATTGTAAAACTTTGGTCTATTGATTGTCGTGTCAAATACAAACGCACCAGCCGTCATTCTTGAAATATTGACACGTTAAAATGGTCTTTTAATGTGTCCATGCAAGCATTATTTATACTTGCAATAAATATAAATACTATGCTTATCATAATTATTTTATTAAATACTTATCCAAGAAGTTGAATTTTTTGAAATTTCTACTAAGTAAGTTTTACTATTTGTACTCGGTAAAGTAACACCTGTTACCGTTTGCCCTCTTAATCTAATTTCAAGAGAATTATTAGTTGAATTTTTTATGTAAAGCGGTCTATTAGTTAACGGTACATACAATATTCTTGTGGCAGTAAGTGTACCAGTAATTTCTATAAATCCTGATTGTACTTGAAATTCTTCAAGAGTTTTGTCTGCATCTGTCATAGAAACATTAAATACTGTACTGTTAGGTAAACTATTTACTTTCACATTAACCATTTTATTATTTGTTGCACTACCAAAATTTATCATAATATTAGAATCTCCTAGCCTTCTTAGTGTACCTCCTTCAATTATATTTTCTTTACTTTCTTCTTCAAATACAACTGGAGCTATTACACCTGTTGCAGTTGTTACATCGAATGTATTATTAGTCCAAATATTATAAGCAACAGGAAAAAAAGGATTATCTGAAGTTGTATAAACACTATATGCTTCTCTTGAAATAAAAATATTATTAGAAATAGTAGAATACATCATTTTAAAAAAATAAATTGGTTGCTTCAGATTAAAATCATTATTGTAAATATTTGCATATTTAAGATTTTGAAATCTACAAGCTGCAACTGAAGTTGTACTAATGCAATAATTCTTATAAATCGCTAAATTATCACAAGAAAGATTACCAGTTGTTGTTACACTTAATACAAATACATTTGCATTAGATTTTTCTGTATTTACTCTTGTAATATTTATAAAATTATTATTAGCTATTGTTGAATAGCTACCTGCACCACTTGCGTATTCTATACCAATATCATAAGGGTTATCAATTATGTTATTTATTGAATTATTATTTCTACCTAATCCTGAAAAACTGATAGCCATTCCATAATGCTCAACTCCATTTGGACTTACACCTATTTTCATTCCTAAATCTTTAAAAATACAATCTTTTATAGTTATATTATTACTTCTATAAACACCATCAAATAAATGATTTTGAATCTCAACACCCATTCTTCCTATTGATTCAAATGTGCATTTTTCAACATTCAATTTTTCAATATAACTTCCTGTTAAATCTGTTATTATTTTAATGCCATTTTGGGGAACATTAGGAACAGAAAAATAACAGTTTATTATAGTAATATTTGTTAGTTGTTTATTGAACGCATAAACAAGACCAAATAAATCAGCATTTGTAGAATTTAATGTTGAATAAAACTTAATATTTTCTATTTTCACATTAGAGCAACTAAGTAATTCAATTATGTTTTGACCATTTGTAGTAACAATTGAATTCAATCCACCTGTTATTTTAATACTTTTATTAATTGTTAATCTGCTTGATATAAAATAAGTTTTATTTGCAAACATTAGCGTTCCTCCAATAGCAGTTGCATTAATAGCAGATTGAATCTTATTTGCATCATTAGTTAATCCATCACCAACTGCACCAAACATCTCAGGAGTATAATAATCAGATATCCTTTCCCAATAAAAACTACTCGAAACATTAATAATTGTTCCTGCGTAACTTCCTCCATTGCTCGCTAAATTTCCACTTTTCTTTTCCCATGTGGAGCCGTCAAAGTAGGCAAAGTTTGAAGATGTGTACGTTTTCAATTCAGAAATAGAACTTACAGTTTGTAATTTTAAATTTAAAGAAGTTGTAATAACATCAGTTGCATATTTATATATTTCTATATCTAAATCTAACTCTCCTAGATTACCTTTTTTCTTACTTGACCAATAGCCAGCCTTTAAAAATATTGACATATTAATTTAAATTTATTATTTTCTTTTTAATAATCTATATACAATCTCAAAAGTTATATTCCAAACCATTCCTAATATTGCCACATCTACCAAAGGATATATTGTAATACTCTGATAAAAAACAATGGCAAAACATATCAAAATAATCGTGATGCTCTTAAAAATATGCCATGCGTCAACCCTGTAAGTAAGTATCGTTTTTTTGCGATAACTTACTGAGGGATTCCAAAATTCTTGATTGAGTTTTTGGAATATAGACACGCTAAAATGGTCTTTCAGCGTGTCCATTATTGCATTACTTATGCTTGCGAGGAATATTAATAGAATACTTACCATGTCGTTAAAGCACTTCTTTGCCAAGTATTTGTCGCAACGCATAAATAAACAAATCCATTTGCCCATCTAATTTCACCTGTTGTTCCTGTTGCGGTTGCACTTGCTGGTGGAGTGTTTAAAGCTGGAATATTGTGCTGTGGTGCTAAAATATTTCCAGTGAATCTTCCAGTACCATTTACTTGAAGTAATTCACCTGAATTTGTAAATGTTCCTCCACTTTGAATACAAACTTGTCCATCATGAAATACTCTTAATCTTTGCGTATCATTTGTAACTATACTAAAACCATTTTGATTAGCAGCTGCTGATTCTGCTACAGCTATCATACCAACCCATTTTGAATACTCGTTAGAGTTACCATTCATTAATTTTATACCAGTATATTTATTAATTGTTGATAAACCATCTCCTTTAACTGTTATAGGATAACTATTGTTATCTCCTTCTGCTCCTCTAAACATAACAGGAAATTTAGAAATTCCTGTAAATCCTTGTTCAAGAAAAGTTGGTTTATAATTTATTCCTATTAAAACATCATTGTTATTTCTAGCAACAATTTGCGGACTAATTGTTTCAGAAATTGCTATACCTGAAGCTGAAGATATTAATTTGTTTAATTGAGATGAATTAGTAAATATATTATCTGCAACAATTAATTTTATAATATAATTTATAGGCTGCACAACATTTATATAAAAAAATGAAAATTTATTATTCATAATAAAAATATTTTCATCAAAAATTGTTTTTGGAGTTACTATGCTACCATCTATTGAAATATTATTTTCAATATAAACATTATTCATTATACCTTGAAAATAAATAGCACTACCTCCACTTATTTTTTTAGTTAATATTTTATTATTTGTTATGTAACAATTAACTACGTCTTTAATATGAATACCTGCTCTATTACCTCCAACTTGAGCAGGAGATATTATATGATTATTAGATATATTTGTAGTATCTGCTATTAGTATTGAATCATTTCCAATATAACCTTCAACGTTAATAGCATCATTAATAAAATTTTTTAAAAAATTATTAGTAACTGTAATTCTTAGTGCAGTTGAACGTATTCCAAAAGAAGTTCCCTCAATATGATTACTATCAATTAAAATATCTGAAGTTATTAAAGGTAAATTAGTATCATTTAAAGTAACTCCACCTAAACAATTATAAATATTATTATTTGATATAATTCCATTTTTACCATAAGGAATACTTATACCATACGCCTCTTTGTCAGAAATTATATTACCTTGTATTAAAAAATGTTCAGCAGGAGTATTTGATGTTAATCCGTATATAGTAATTCCTTCAGAAGTTCCTCCATTTATTCTATTATTAGTAGCAATTAAACCAACAATACCTCCTGTTGAAATTATACCAGTATCAGTATTTGTAATTTGACATTCTGTTACAGTACAATTATTATTTGATACTGTAAATCTAATTGCTACATATTTACTATCATGAATAAAACAATCTTTAATAGTTATATTGTTTGAATATCTAATTTCAATAGCCGATGTACCTGCATAAATATCTCCTAAAACAACTAACGATAAATCAATTTCTAATCCTTCAACTTTAACATTAGTTGCATTAATTATTGACAATACTGAATTATCTAATGGAGAGTTTCCTACCATTTTTAAAATAGCATTTTTACCAATAATAGTAGTATTTGAATAAACTGTTATATTATTAGTAATATATGTACCAGATTCTATAAAAAGTTCATATCCAATTGAATTTGAAACAGCTAATTGTAGTTTTTGAGTTTCTATTGTTCCATCACCTATTAAACCAAACCATCTTGCATTTACTTGATTGTTAAATTTTCTCTCCCAATAAACCAAACTTGAAACTCGAATTAATGTTCCTGCATAAGAACCACCGTTACTCGACACATTACCACTTTTTCTTTCCCATGTTGAGCCATCAAAATAAGCAATTGATGCATCCGTAAACAATTGTAAAGCAGAAATTGAATTAACTGTTTGCAGTTTTGAATTTATATCTATTTGTTGAGGTAGTGCAGTTTCTAGTATTTCTTTAGTTAAATTTAACTCTCCTTCGTACCCTGTCTTCTTTTCTGACCAGTATCCTGTTTTTATAAATTTTGCCATATTGATTTTATATGTTAATATCAAAATAAATAACTGAACTTGTTTTAATACTCTTTGACAAGTTTAATTTAATGCCTAGTCTATTATTGAATTTTAATATTTCTTCTATTAATAGATTAGTATATTTTGGTAGAGAAGGAGCTATTCTAAATAAATATGAGCTATTACGATTAGTTATTTCCATGCTACATAGTTCATCAACCGATTCAACGATTCCTTCAATATGTGCAAAGTATAACTCATCGTTATATCTCATTATACTAGGAAAAAACTTCTTCTCTACTTGCATCTAACTTAACGTTAATAAGTATTTAACTTTAGCTGCGGATCCTGATAAGGATTGAGCAACATTCTCTATGTCTGGCATATTATTAGCAGAAGCATAGTTTTCTAATTGCTTTGCAAATGTTATTAATTCAGATACAACTACTGAAGATACTCCTGGAGAATATTCTTTGAATTGTCCTGGATTACCAATCTTTGCTCGAGTGCCTGAATAGCCCATAATTTTTTCAACAATCTCATCTTTAAAATCAAATACAGCATCGTATAAGCCTCCAAGAGCTATGTGTTCAGCGTACGATCTTGTAGCCCAATGTAGATTGTGAAGTTGAAGTTCAAAGTACGTCAACTTTGTAGCAATAGTATCAGGAGATAATTCTCCTGATCCATTGCTTAGCATTTGTTGTGGAAATAGTGTTTTAGCCATTATACTGCGGTAACTGTAAAGGTTGGAGCTAAATTAGAACAAATAGCCAATTCTTGAGCACCTGTCAATACAAGTGTAAGATTTGTTCCACCAGTTGTAGAGAATACTCCTAGTAAAGAATAAGCTGAATTCAACTTAGTAACTAGGTCTGCTACTGATGTAGAGTTTTGTCCTGAAATTAATGTTTTAGTTAATGTTCCTGCGCAAAACAATTTAACTTGAAAGTTAGTAATAGTAGCAGTTACTGTAGTGGTAAGTGTAATATCATTACAACACTCATACCCCTGTATTTCTTTCCACTTACCTACTTTAGGTTTATTTTTTCTCAGAATAAGGCTGCCTACAACAACCTTTCCGCTACCATCGTAGCGAACAAATGATTTTAAATTTCTCTGATCTGCCATTTTATTAATAGTTTAAATTGTACTTTTCTTTAATTTTATTTATATTACTAACATAATACCACGTGCAATATTTTTTTGATTCTTCATTATTTAATATTATATCTAAATAAGGATCTTTAGTAGGATCACTTCCCATGTGATATTTTCCTTTATAAAAAGCAGGGTATCCATTTGCTGTTTCAGAAACTATTCCTGCATTGTGAAGAATAGGATATGTATCTATTTTAATTATTGGATCTGTACTCCATGCAAAATCTAATTCTTTTGTAACTTCAGATTTTTTATTAAAATACCACAGATTAAATTGTACTGCCCATAAATCTGCACACCATGATTGTATACCAGAATTTTCATCTTTGAAATAAATTCTATTCATTTGTTGAAGATACATTCTTATTTTAAGAACATCTAATTCAACTTTTTTCCAAAATGATGAATCTATATTCTTTAATATATATTGTACTCCTCCTGTATTTAAATCATTATCTATTGCAATTTGCTTATCTATTCCTATTATATCACAAACTCCCTTTAAAAAATCTATTGACTTAGCTTCTTCTAATTTTTCAGGAAATACATCTTTATATTTAGTTTCAAAATATGAATAATTTAAATATGAATTGGCATCACTAACATAATTTACATCGTCTTCTAGTAAATGATTTATATTTAAACTATCTAACCAAAGAATATCACAATCTGTGTATATAATTGTTCTATTTTGTAATTCTGGAAATTTTTCAAAATGTTGCCAAAGAATATGGGGTCTTAATATAGGAATATAAGTTCCTAAAAATTGTTGAACTCCTTTATCTTCATATACAAATATATTTAGTTTTGGATAACATTCTTTTAATTTATCCCAACTAGTATTATAAGGTCTACCTGTAGGACTATATAAAAGAATGTGTATTTGTTCTTCTTTAAAACCTTGCTGTAAACAAGATTCTATATAAAGATGATTTTGCCATACAAAGTATGTATCGGTAGGTTGTGCTGTACATAACATAACATCTTTTTTCATAAAATTTCCTCTAGAGTTTTTGTTGTGTTTTTTATCCAAGTTAATTGTTGATTCTTTTAATATTATAATATAGTAGTTGTTGTAGTAGTAGTTGGTGAATTACCAAAGTTATACATAACACGTGTAAGATATTCTAATTGCTTAGAAATTTGCAAAAGTAATTTTGCTTTAGTGCTAGATGATTGTCCTATTTGTCCTGCAGATATTCCCATGTTATTTTTATTTTAGTTAATTATCCACCAATTTATAGTTGATAAATCTGTTGTTAATACAGTATTAGCACTTGTTAAACTATTAATTACAAAACTAACACCATTCACAATACTTGCACTTGGTGCAGCTATAACAACTCCTAATGTACCGATTGGAGTATTATAACTTAACATTATTTTTGAATTAGTAGTAACTGCTGTTGTACTTACTGTTACAGTTCCTGCTACTAATGTTGCTGTACCAATACTTGCATTTGTACCTGTTGCAATATTTAATTTGTTACCTGCAACACCTAAAGTAACATTGCCACCAAAGAAACTTTGACCACTATTAACATATAATGCATAAGGATTAGTAATAGTAACATTTGTTCCTGCATTTGGTGCTCCTTCTATTCTTAATGTTGTACCAACTGTATATGTTACATTTGTATTAATAGCATTTAAAATAGTTTGCTGTATTCTTGCAACGTTTGCTATTGATACAGTTGTACTTGCCGCAGTTCCTCCATCTGTATTTTGAAATCCACCATCTATGCTTAAAGCTATACCATTTCCTGGAGCTGGTGTTCTACCAAGATTACTTGTTATACCAAACCCGTTTGCTAATAATGCTGGTTGAGAAGAACTACTTCCCAATACAGTTAATTGTGAACTGAATCTTCCAGTACCAGCAACATCTAATTTATATCCTGCATCCGTGGTAGTATTAATTAAAACATTACCACCAGCTGTTATTCGCATTCTTTCAAGATCTGTAGTCCTAAAAGTCATTGCAGTTGCCTCTCTATTTAAAAGTGTTGCTTCTTGTGTTGCAGTTACACCTATTATAAAACCATCAGCTGAAGTTACGCCTGTAATACTGTCTGTAATGTGAATATAACTACCATTACCACCACTATTTATATTCAATGAAAAGTTATTTGGTGTAATAGATGAACCCACAAGTAAATTAGATGAAATTCTACCAGTACCATTGACATCAAGTTTATAACCAGCATCAGTTGTAGTTCCTATTGAAAAATTTCCGTTGTTATGTATTCTTATTTTTGAAGAATTTGCAATCCTAAAATCTAAAAATCCGACAGTGGAATTAAATATATTTCCATTAATTGCATCCGATAAAAAAGCATAATTAGTTACAGTTCTATTTGTACTTAATTGGTTTATCCAAATTCCTGCAAAATTACCATTTCCAGTATCAGTATTTTGACCAACTTGAACATTGACACTTCCGTTTCCAGAAGCAAAGAGATTTTTAACTACTGTCAAACTATTAGTAAAAGTATTAACACCACTAAAAGTCTGTGTACTTTCCAACAATGCAATCGTACCATTATTATTTGGCAAAGTGTACATTCTATCCGCTGTATTAGCCGTACCATCAAATGTTCTAACAAATCCATTTGTACCTTTCCAGCTGAATAAACCTGATGAATTAGCAAATAAATTAAATCCACTTGTTGGTGTGGGTGGATTTGATGATTGTGCTGAATAGTTCAAAAAATTTAATGGGCTATTCCTAGAATTATATGTAACATTTGTCAAGTTCTCTAATTGTTTAGAGATTTGCCATAAAAGGTTTTCTTCTACTCCCCAACCTATTTGTTTTGGTGGTATCATAATTTTATATTTTTAAATAATTTCGTATGTACCTGAAATATCAAAATGACTAGTTACAGTAGTTGCTCCTACTGGTGTATTGAATTTCCAAGCAAGATCAGTTGTACTTCCTGAATAATATAACTTGTGTACAGTATTACTAACTTCTATATCAGTTACACCACTAATGTGATACAATGAAGATCCTGTAACTTGATGTAAAGTACCTCCAGCTTGTCTCATTGTATGAACAGATGGAAAAGGTAAAGTAATCTGATACTGTAAAGTACCAAAGTTAGTACAAGCTGCAAAGTCTACATACACTCTAAAATAACAAATCTTTGGAGATAACATGCTATATTTTCCTGTAGCAACTACACCAGATAATGTTCCAGAAGTATCCGTAAATAGAGGATTAAAAGATTGTGGAATTGTAGAAGTGTAAGTAACAGATCTAACAAGATCATCAAGACTTAATTCACCTAATGTAGGTTTATTAGTCGTTTTCCAAAGACCGCTTTTAATATATGTATTAGTATTAGACATTTTATAAATATTTTATTTATTAACTAAAAGTTTTTTAATTATAGTATTATATAGATGCAATTTGCATGTGCATAAAATCAGGACGATCTTCCCAATCTGCTCCACAATCAAATCCTGCATCTCTGAAACATTGTAAAAATTCTTCACTAAAAGGAGTTAGTCTTCTAGCTCTAATTTGTTCTCTATTTAAACCTAAGGGATTGCTAAAACTGTTTACATCAATTGCAATACCCCAAGAATGTAATGACATAGATGTTAATCCACGTTTTTTACGAATGTTAAAACAACCATCCCAAGTTTTAAGCTCTTTTACACATCCTGTAGATATAAGATTTTTAAAAGCTTTAGTTAAAGGTTCTATCATATCTTTATTACAATATAACTTCTTAGGAATAACTCCAATTTCTAACTCTGCAGGAACATCCCACATAATCATATTTTTGCTCTGTGTAGCAAGAAGATCTGGTTGTCCATACTTCTTCAAAGCTTGTTGACTAGTTACCATCTTTTTGTATTTTTTGAGAGTTATTAATTACAATAGCTTTAGCTTTTATATTACAGTTTTTACAAAACAGTTCTATAATAAAATTAATAAGTTTCTGTATCATTATTTCTTTAATTTAATTTTAAAATAAGTATCAATTCCATAAATAACATTACCACTTGTATTAACTATTATACTAGGACTAAATATATTGTCTTTTTTATCTTTATATAAAAAAGATGCCCTTATTCCTAGATTACTAATTGATTGATTTAATGTAATTCCTACTCCTAAATAAACCTGACGTTTTAAAGGAGTATATATAGTATTTGTTACAAATATAGAATCTACTCTTCTAGGTATATTTAAATTAAATTGATAACTTCTTTTTCCTAATTTGTTAAATTGTGTAGTGTCTCTTATAATAATATTACCTAATGTATCTAAGTTAAGTTTATCTATATAAACATTTTTAGATAAATGTTCTTTAACAAGTTTTTGATATTGATTTTTTAGTAATATATAATTAGTATCAGGTAAGTATTGTAAAGATGTGTCTTTTTCAATAACTATAGTTTTTAATAATTTAGGAGTTGTGTAGATTGTATCATGTATTTTTACATTTACTATTTTAGTTACTGTTTTATTTTTTTTAGTCACATCTACATTAGGTGTGCATGCTTTTTGTATAACAATGATTGTTAATAAGATAGCTATTATAGCTGTAGTTATTACATTTTTCATTCTTTAGTTGGTAGTTTAACTGATGTTGAATATGTAGTAAGAGTTAACATTGCTGCAATTAATCCAGCTTCTATTCCCAAAAGCATTGCTATATCTGCATATGTTTTACCTAATTCCCAATTATGTATTGCATAATTAGTGTTATTAATAAAATCAATAACTAATGCAATAGCTAGAGCTCTACGAATAGAAGGTTTTCCATCGTCTCCTAACCATAGATTTTCAATATATTTAAACATTTGTATGATGGGTGTAGTCATCTTCGTCTTTATTTAATATCGCTACCTGATTTTGTATTACTTTTTTAGGAGGATTCTCAAAAGGTATTGGTTTTTTGTAACTTGAATTTTTAAAAAGTTGTCTTTCTAATGCATCTATTCGTGACTTACTTTCACTATTATTAATAATTAAAGTTTTTATATCCGATTTCATTTCTCGGATATCATTCCACATCATTCCAACTATAAATGTAAATAAACCTATTAATGCTTTGTCTTTAAATTCAGAAAATGAGATCATGTTTATAAAAATTAAATAGCACTACTATCTCATATAATGAGTTAGAGTGCTATATAGTTATTAAAATGGTATTTAATATTTGATAATCTAGATATTCTCTAAATAATTTAAAGCAAATATCTAAAATCTAATCTATTTATGCAAATAAAATATCAATTACTATATCAGTAATTAAATAGTTTATCTTCCCTGACGAGATTCGGCAGTTGGTTTAATTCCCATTTCTTTTGCAAGCTCTGGATCAATTATAGGCAATAACTCTCTTTGAAATTGAGATAATATTGGAATCATGTCAAATAAAGCTTTTAGACTATGCGTTTTTTTCATCAATTGTTCATCATCAGTAGTAAATCCATATATGTCTACAGTACCATATTTTATAACTGACCATATTTTATTAGTAACTCCTAATGCAGGAAGTAAGCTACCATTAGTCATACTTTGAAAAGATAGAGGATTATAGTAAAAACTAACCTCGTCAGAAGTTTTATTAATTAGTTTAGCTAAGAATTTAAGTTGATTCTTGGCTAATAAATCTTCTTCATCATCGTCATCATCTACAGCAAATCCTGCAGCAGCAACAATTGCCATCAATGATAATAATAATCTAAGCTCTTTCATTTGATTGGAGAGCTCGGTTCTTACAAGATCAAAAAATTCTTCCTCTGTTATTTTAAGTTCTTTACCATGTTTCTTTAGATATTCTTCTTTCTTGTTTTCAAGTAATTCACGCATTATCGTAAGACCTTCATCAGTACCATTTAAAATACTTCTCATTTTAAGAACATTTTTTGCACCTAAGTGTAAAATAGTTTTCATGAACAATCGACTTCTACCATATTCCCAAATACCAAGTTCTGCATTCTTATTGATATCAAGAGCACGTATAGATATTTGTTTAGGCATCCAGTTTCTAAACATCATGAATGATTTAAAAATAGCATCTCTTCGATAGTCAGCTTTATTATCTTCACTCATTTGACCGTTTAGATTTCTACCATACTCAACTATAGTTGTACGAAAATCAGCTAATGATTCATCAGATACGCCAGGTATTACCAATCTATCATTCTCAAACCTAACAAGTTTAGCTAATGATTTATCTTTTATCATTTGCTCAACTCTTGAATCAAGACTTTTTTCAAGAGTTATTCTATCTTGCTCACTTAATTTATACTTTGTTATACTATCTAAATTCATTAAATATTGACGAATATTTACAATCTTACCATCTATAATTGTAGAGTTATCTACAAAAGACATAGCATTAGCAATCTGTAACTTTCTTTCAGGCCAAGAGTTACTCACCATCATCACATCTGTAAAGTTCCAGCTCTCTAACCATTTAGTATACGATTGTTCTTTAGCATTATGTCTAATTTTTTCTTTAGATAAGTCTTCATTTAATGGAACAAGTATATCTATTATTCCTTTTTCTTCTATAGTAAAACCTATTCCTGTAGTAGATTTAATATTATTTTTAGTAAAATCTTTAAATGTATAAAATCTTCCACCATTAATATATGCTTGAAAGTTATATCCAAACCAGTTAGGAATAGCAATTGAAGCTTTTAAACCAACAGCCAATGATTGAATGTAACTATTAATAGTGCTCATCCCTTTCTTAACGTTAATCTTAATTACTTCTTTTTTATCACTATTAGGTGTAACTTTATCTAATGCTTGAGTTAATTTAATATTTCCCCAGGAGTTCTCATTTTCTTGCAATCCATAAATATGATCATCTATCATAGTCATTAGAATATCTGCAGTAGACTTATTGTTTACATCTACTTTAGGTACACCTCTATCATCATACACAATATTATTATTCTCATCTACAATAATTGAACCTTTTGAATCTTGCACTTTATGTAATACCAATAAAGTATTCTCAAGACCTTTTGATGTTTCATATTGCATTAACGCATTTATCCAAAGTATACCAACTTTATTCATGTCTTTAGATAACTTAGTTATCTCTTGATCTTTACTCATGAAATATTTAGGTACTACTCTTCTAATCTTATTTGTTTCAGGATCAAGTTTAGAAAATCTTTGTTCTTCTTCTTCTCTAACTTCATAGAAGTTCTTAAAGAAATCCATACTTTCTTTTTTAAAATTACCAGACTGCTGTAATTTCTTAAGGAAAGATTCTTGTACTACAGGAAAAAAAGATAAAGCTTCTTTTTCACTTAAATATCCCATCCTCTTAGCTTTTAAATTAAGCTCACGAAAGAAATTCCACAATGCTAGAGCATTAGGACTATTCATCAATTGTTTAAAATCATCAGAATACCAATCATTCTTATTCATTGATGCTATAAAAAATTCTCTAAATTTATACTCATTAAATCCGTCAAAGTCTATATTATCAATTTCTAAAGATTTTTTTATTTTTAGAATTCTAGCCTCCTTAACTTTTTGATTTTTTTCAGAATCATTTGGAATAAACGTTCTTTGTCTAATATTTTCTATACTTTTAGTTACGTATTCTGCTACAAGTTTATCATACTTAGCTCTATCCATATTTTTCAAAAAGAAGTTTTTATCTTCATTCTCTTTAGCTGCGTCAAAAGCTTTCCAGAAATCTGCAGACAATTCACTCATCAAACGCATATTACCATCTTTAATAGTAGCAACCATCTCAAATGCTGTTTTACCTTTTGCATTTGCTTCTTTTTCTACTTTATTTAATATAGTGGTATAATCATCAATTACTCGATTAACTTTAATTCTCATCAAGTTTCTTGCTTTCATAATTAAATTAGAAGCAAGTCTAATAACTAATGGAGAAAGTTTACTTGCCTCAAGAAATGATTTACCTAATGTCTCTACTTCTCTTTCAGCATCTAATATTGATAAACCATCATCTTCATTAACTACACCACTTTTCTCAGCTAAATATACAGTGTAGTCATCATATAATTGTTTGATTTGTTTTAATACATCTTTAGTATCAAATGCTAATTTACGAATATTAGATAATTCAGCTTCATCTTCTTCACTAAGCTCATATGTGTCAAACTTTGATAGGAATATGTCGTCTAATTTAGTAAACTTATCAGCTGCCGATTCAAAGTTTATGAGCTGTCCCATCTTAGCATTAATATCTTCAACACTCATTGTACTATAGTCAATACCTTTAAAGTTTTTTAGTATCTTAGATAAATCAGCAATGTATATTTGTCCTGCAGAAGCAAGTGGTTCAAAATCAAGTTTAACGTGTAATGATCTAATTGCCATAGAGAACTGATTAAGTCTTAAGTTTTTTTCAAATTGTTCTTCTCCACCAGCTAATTGTGCACTATACATTTTTTCATACTGAACTCTTAGTGCTTTTAATAATCCGTCAATTTTTTGATTATTAGTAGTTTCAGATGTAATAGGTACAGGAAGTAAATATATATTAGTTTCTTTAGAGCTATCTACTTTACCAATCTCAACACTGTTTAAATATAATGGACTACTAGCATTCCCTCTTTCTGAACGAACGTATTTAGCCATGAAAGGAATCATTCTAGCTTTACCAATATTTTCAGGTTTAAGTCCGTATAAATCGGTTTTATACATCATTACATATTGATTCATTTGTTTATTCCAATCATCTCTCTTGTACCAAGGAATATCTTCATCTCTAGAAGTATCAATATTTACAAACTTCCAGTCAAGGGTGTCTATTTTAACACCTACTTTATCGTCTGGAATAAAAGCCTGAAAGTCAATTGTAGAAGCAACTCCACCTTTTTTCTTTGTATTGACCACCATCTTTTCAGTAAGTATTCTAGTACGAGCACCATCTGTACGTAATGCATCATTAGCTTTGTAAGAATCAAATAGCTCAGTGAGATATTGCATGAGGGCATCTTGTATACCAATGTTAAGTTGTGTTGGAACATCATCATTAGTGTACACATCTTTGATGTATCCGTTCTCATCTAAAAAACGTTTCTTTGAAATCTTATCTAAAAAATCATGACCTTCTGATCCCCAAGCTTTTTTATAATCATCATCTAATTTCTGTTCGTCTGTTCTAAAAAACTCTTTACCTCTTTTAATAAACTCTGTTACAGAAAATGATTGAATGATTCCATCAAACGTATAATGTCGTTTAAGGTTACCTGTTGCAGGAACTAACTTCATTCTACTATTTACATCTATTGCTTTATCAACTGCAGAGTCTACAGCATTTTTAATCCAATCATCTGCTTGGAGAGATGCCATTTGAGTTCTTAATTGATTTATGTCACCGTCAAATTCTCCTTTAATTATAGACATAGATGCTTTATCAAATCCTGATGTCTTGAAAAACTCTGTACTATATTCAATAACATCACTAAGCATTTTTATTGATTTATCTAAATTCTCTGTAAGTTCTGGTGTACCTTCTTCATCATTGATTAAAGTTTTTGTTAGTACATTAGCTATTGCTTTCTTTTTAATCTTTATTATATCTGGTTTACCATCAGCTGTTTTATATTCAGGAGAGTTATTGTATTCTATAAATAAATTCTTAAGCTCATTATAATTATTAATGTTTTTAAGTAATTCATTAAATAGCTTAGGATTCTTTTCTTGAATCATATTAACAGCAAACTCCATTGCTTGTTGAGTGAGCTCAGAAGTTTTCTTACTAGTCAACTTGACAAGTTCCGCTCCAATAATTGATAAATCATCAATAGTTTGTTTAACCCCACCTTTAACTATATTCATAGATTTAAGATCTACATCCAATCTATTGAATAAATCTTTACTGAGTTTTATAATTTGATCAATTGGAACTTCTCTACTTTCTTTAGCATATCGCTCTACATATTCACTTTCTTTTCTAAAGTCAGATGATTGTTGTAATACAGCATTAGCTACAGAAAAAGCCTGAGTGTATAAATTGTCATCTCTTTTAATTTCAAATAAAGAATAAATATAGTCTAAAATCTGATTATAAAAATCACTAAACTTATTTCCACTTTTCATAGGAGAAATTTCCATAAGTTTCTTAATAAATCTATCATCTGTAAATATTCCAGTCATAAATTCATCTAAATTATACATTGCATATTCTCCTTCTTTAGTATCAGCATTATATGCTGGTATAAATTTAAGAGCATACTCATATAGTTTTCTAAACTCTTTTGTAACTTCTGAATTAGAAGCAAGTTCTCGAGCTGACAATGAGTGTATTATTTCATGAAGTAATGTAGTTTCAGAACCTAATTTGTCAAATCTAGCATTTTTATTTATTTTAATATTATTAGATTCGTAATAATATTCACCTGCTACTTCACCTAACCTATTATTAATTAACTTATTAACTAATTCAATATTGACATTGTTAGTACTTACGTATTTTAATAAATGGTTTGCTAGTTTATTTAAAGGATGATTACTATTAGCAATTTTTTCTAAAATATCGTAACTCTCAACTACATCTGAATCAGGAAAATATTTATTCTTTAGCGCTAAATCTACGTCTCCTCTAGAAACCTGCTGATTAGTCATTCCTTTATCATGAATAAATATTTTATGACCTGATGGAGTTTTCTTTACACTGAATGAATAGTAAGGACTCTTATTTAGTGAGTTTACAAAAGCGTTGATCTTTTTAACCTGATCAACTGTATTGTACAAAAAGGTTTTAATTCGACCCTCTTTATTTAGAAGATTATATTTTTTATATAAATCTTCATTACCGTTCAATACTTTTATTTCTCCTGGAGAAACTAACTTAGAAATGTCTCCATCGTTAGTATACCAAAGATAATAAGCCATGTCTTCACCTTTTTCAGCTACTAACTTTTTCCAAGAATCTAAATTTTTATTTGGGCAAGTCGCCATATTATATAAATTTTAACAACCGTTAACTTTTTTCATTATTTTACCTATTGCTTCTGGAGAATATCCTAGATGTTCTAACATATCAGGATTAATCTCTGAGTATTCATAAATCTCTCCTTCTAAGTTCATATAATTTTCAGTACTTTCTATAGAATTTGTATCACTTGTATTAGCTAAATCAAACGGTTCTTGTTCTAACGGAGATCCATCTAAGTTATAAAAGTTTTCTGAATTATCATCACTAACTGTTAAAGTATCTGAAGCTCTAGACATACCAACATATATTAATGAATGTTTCTCCATACCAACTACTCTATCACCATTATATAAAATAGACACAGCTCCTTCAGGTAAACTATTAGCATCAAAGAATACATGTTTGAATGTAGCACCTTGAGATTTATGTACAGTAACAGCATGACCTAAACCAATACCTTTCTCAACATATATTTCAGCATACTCTTTTTTGAGTGCTTTATGTTTATCTTTTTCATATTTTTCCATTCTATTAGTTATAGGATTGTATATATAGTTATCACCCAAATCAATTCTTGACATTTCTCTAGATACATCTGATACTATGTCATAAAACTTATACCAATCTTTAAAATTTTTCTGAGCTCTTACTTTAGCATCATACACAGATTTCATTAATGTACTAACTTTTGCATTATTAGCTTCCATATCAACAATTGTAATATCATCAAAAACAAATGTATCGTTAGGGCTAAGTTGATAATATCCTGTTGTGAATTCTTCGCTAATATTTTCAACTCCTAGTTTTCTAAGATTATCTAACTTTTTAGAAGTAGCAGTAATATTATACATAGACCCATTTTTCTTAACACTTTTTACAGTGTACTGAAGACTATTAGCAATATCACTGTTTTCAATTTGCTTACTGCTATATCCCAAATACCCAATGATAACATCATCTTTTTGTAAATTTCCAACTCTACCTAACTCTTTTCTTATTCTTTCATTATGCTCTTTTACAGTCTTATTTGTAAAAGCAATTACCATAGTATCTTCTGGGTTAGTTTCTATAGACTCAGCGAGTTTAAGATTAAATTGAGTATTTTTTAAATATTTTAATACATTAGTATTAGGAATCTTAGGTATCTTATTATTAATGTTATACCTAATAGTGTTAAGAACTTTCAATATATTATCATCGCTAGTACGTTTAACTTCTGTTAATTTAACTTGCTCAAATTCAGAGAAAGCTTTATTAACTTGCTTTTCAGTCACAGTTTCGTCAGTAACTTCAGGGATTTGTAATTCATCTCCCATAAAAATAACTTTAATTACATCACCATCTATTGAATTCTTTACAAGATTAAAAAGCTCAGAATTAAGCATTGACACTTCATCTATTACAATTACATTATTTCTAAGAGCAAGTTTTCTTATTAGTTTTTTAGTTAAACCATTTGTCTTCTTACTAAAAGAAGAAGCAACTGTTGCAGGAAGAGTTTTATTACCAGTCTTCACTGTGGCAAATGCTAACTCTGCTGTTGCAGCATGTGTAGGAGCCATGTAATGAAAAGTATATGCACTACCTAGATAATTTTGTAAATATCCAATAACAGATGTTTTACCAGTACCAGCAGGTCCCTGTAATGTAATAAACTTATCTCCGTTTTTGTTTTTAACAAAATCAGATAAAGTTTCAAGAGCCGTAACTTGACCTTTAGTCAAATCAAATGCTGTATTGATAGTCTTACCTTTATAAGAAAACTTAGGAGATCTTGTTGTATCTTTAGATGATCCTCCTGGATTTATATTAATACCACCTTTAAAATAATTCATTAATGTGTTAACTCTATTGATAACATCTTCAGAAACAATCTCATCACCGTAACTTGTAGGATTTAATGATACAACTTTCTTTGTTGAATCAATAAATAAGTATTTAGGAGATCCTTTTAAATCTGTTAACTCTACTACATTATCTGGATTGTCTTGTGCATACGTAGCAACTGATACTTTACGAAATAAAGGTTTATCAGAAGTTAATTCTGCACCTTTTGTTCCATCTCCTTTAGTAAAAAATACAGTTGCATTACCAGATTCAAAACTACCTTCAACAATAAAATTCTTACCACCGTATGCAACTATGTTATCAAGTTGTTCAGTTTCATTATCTTCGTTAGATTGTTGAATAGATAAATAGGCATCATTAAGAGACTTAATAAACCAATTTTTACCACCTGTTTCCCATACGCTATTTTGTTTAGTTGGTTGATGAGTAGAAGATAATATCCAAGCAGAACCTCCTTGTTTTGTAATCTCACTAACTAATCTTGGATGTTGTTCAAGTTTAGCTTTAATAATCTTTACCATTAAATTATAAGTACTATTAGGACCTTCATCTTTTGTAGCAGTAGATTTTAATGCTTGATAAGCTGCTTCTGCATCTCTATAAGTTTTACCATTAAAATTAACAGGATAAGACTCTGTAAGATTACCTTTTGATTTAGCAAGTTCTGTAGGATTTGTAAGAGCTGCTGCTAATCCTTTAGCATTAGAACTTATCTCTACACCTTTTTTAACTTCATTAGATTGAACTTGTGTAGATGATTTAATTAATGGTGACGTAGGCATACCTGGTTCTAAAGGCATTACTCTTCTCATAGTTATACTTACTCTATAACTACCTTCGCTAAAAGTTTTACCTTCTTGAGAAACAGTAATACTTGGTAAAAATCCTTTTACATCACTAGCATATGTACTATGTGGAATTTTTCTATTTTTACCTTCATACCCAAATAGATAACCTGCTCCTGATTTTAAATCTTTACTAATTTTATTTGCATCAGTACCTAATATAATGTTTCCTGATCCTCCTATATTAGCTACAACTACAGGATATTTTTCTGCTGTTTCAGATTCTTCTAAATCTGAATGATTACTTATAAAAGAGTTGTTTGTATAAATATTTACAATAGCACCGTCATAATTACTAATATCTACTCCTGTAGTTTTATTCATCAACTCTACAAATCTTGGAGTTATTTTCCCTAAAGGTTTTCCATCTATAGATAAATCATAATAAGCATAAGCTGTATTATATCCAGCTAAATTCTTACCTACATTCACGGAAGTTTTTTCAGAGTTGTTTTTCTTATAGTCCCATCTTAATCCCAATCCTATCATTATAGGAGCATTCGGTGAAACGTTTGTCCTTTTACCTTGAGCTTCTAAAAATGGTTTTAAATATTCAAACAATTCTAACTGTTTATCTTTTGTAAGAGCTTCTTGATTTACATATATACCTTCTTTAACTTTTTCTCCTTTTGGTTCAACATTTGATGTAGGAGTAAATGGATCAAGACCTTTAGGATCTGATGGTAAAGGTTGAGTTGATTGAGACTGTACATTAGGTAATTCTTCTAACTTACCTGATAACATCGCATATACTTCTTCATTTGTAAACTCAGTACTTATTTTAGCTGTACCATTTTCTAACAATGATTTACTACCATTTGTAGGGTATTCAAATGTAAATTTACCATCACCGTATAAGTTTACAAGTTTATATATGTATTCATTAGTTGGTTTACCTTTACTATTAACACCCATCAAAGGTTTACCGTTGATTTTAACTAACTGATATCCATATACATATGTGAAAGGATTATCATCCTGTTTAGCTGCTTCTGCAAATTGTCTAGGAGTAATAACTTGTCCAGTTTGAAAATCGATGCTATCTCCATTTGATTCAATTATTCTTGGTACTACAATTAATTCAGCTCCAGCTCCTTTAGTTCGTTTACTAATCTTAATAACTGATCTACCAAGTTGACTATTAATAATAGATGGTAAGGTATAGTCATAAGATTCTTCTCCTGTGCTTGAATTAAATCTAAGTGAGTATTCATCAATTTTAGCGTATAAATCAATTCTAGGAACAATTGTTGAATCTTTGAAATTGTTCCTTTGGAATAGTAAATTATCTTTAAATGCATTAAACGACTCATCTAAAGTAATTCCTTTTACCAAATCTGTAACAACACGAGCATAATCCTCAATAGGAATAATATTCTTAATAGATACTGATGTACGGTAGGTTCCTTGAACAATTGCTATTCTAAGTAATGCATCATATAACTCTGATGTGTTAGGATCATCACGTAATCCTCTCATCATATCTGTATACATATTCACTTCAGCAGCACTCTCTAGTTTAGTAGAAAGTCTAATTGTTTCAGGAGCTCCTTTTCTTGCACCAGGAATAATCTCTAAATCTTGAAGTATCTGAGGTTCAAATACTTGTTGATATGATGAAGAAGCTTCTTCCAATTGCGCTAGTTTCAGATATTTAGATTTAGCTTTGATAAGTAAACTTGCTGCAGATTTTTCTCCTTTAGTTAACTCACCCACTAACATATTTTTCTTAGATTGAATTATATAATCTAATAATGATGCAGATAACTTTTCGCTAATTAACTCACGATTTTTCTTAGATAAGTATTTATTCTTATTATAAAGTTCTAGCAATTCGTTTATATACTCTCTGAATGCCTCACTATTAAATAACAACAGTGTGCCTAACGCATTATTAGATTTATCTAAAGCTCTTTCTAAGTTTCCAAGATGTGTGTTCTCTAACACAGCTTTTACAGAAGATATTTTAATAACTGTAGGGTCTGTTGCAATCATTTGATT